GGCCAGCTCTGTCCATATACCGTGAGGGAGCTGGCCAGTAACATTTCCCCGATAAAACCCGTGTTTATTCGGCGCATACTATTCATGGGTGTAACACAATTTTTTGCGTCACCTAGTAGTGTTGTTTGTGTTGGCCAGGTGGTCTGGCCTGTGTTGTTTGGAGGTTGTTTTTATGGCTAGTTTGCCCCCTACGAAGCATGAGCAGTGTGGTTCTCCGAGTGGGTATATGGCGCATCATCGGGCGGGTGAGAAGCCGTGTGCGGCGTGTAGGCGTGCTCGTAGTCGTAAGGGTCGTGCGAAGAAGCGTGCGGCTAGTGGGTCTGCGACTGTGACTCCGGGTGAGGTTGCTGAGGTTCCGAAGGGCCTGGGGCGGCGTGGTGAGACGTTGTGGGTGGATGCTCATCATCAGCGTGATTTCAGTAATTCTGCCCGTGTTCTCCTGGTTGAGGCGTGTAGGTGTGTGGATGTTTTGGAGCGTTTGGATGGGGCTATGAGGTCTAAGCGTGGTTTGTGGTTTTCGTTGGATGAGGAGTCGCAGGAGTTGGTGGATGATGTTCCGCAGTTTTCTGTGGTTTTGGATTCGGTGTTGGGGGAGCAGCGTCGTCAGCGTGAGTCGTTGCGTGCGTTGTTGAAGCAGTTGGATTTGTTGGATATTCAGCCGGTGGAGTCTTCTGGTGGGGAGAGGTCGATGGTGGATCAGTTGCGTGAGCGTCGTGAGGCGCGGTTGAAGGGTGAGAAGGAGGCGTAGTTTTGTCGTCGGCGTCGTTGGTTTTGCCGGGGGATGTGGAGTCTGATTCTCGGTTGTGGGTTCCTGAGTCGCCTGTGCCGGCTCGGTCTGAGCCTGTGGGTGTTCAGACTCCTACTCATTTTGTGGCGCCTTTGTGGCATACGTCGGCTGCTGATGATGCTATTGATTTGGCTGCTGTTGCTGGTTTGGAGTTGTTGCCGTGGCAGCAGTTGGTGTTGAGGAATGCTTTGGGGGAGAAGCATGATAGGTGGGCTGCGTTTGAGGTGGGGTTGGTGGTGCCTCGTCAGAATGGCAAGAATGTTGTGATTATGGCGCGTCAGTTGGCGGGGTTGTTTTTGTTTGGGGAGGAGTTGCAGGTTCATACGTCTCACCGGTTTAAGACGACGCGTGCGGCTCATCGTGATTTGGTGCGGTTGATTGAGGGTGTGCCTGATTTGAAGGGGGAGGTGCAGGCGTGTCCTACGTCGACGGAGAATACTGCGATTATTTTGCGGAATGGGAATCGTATTGAGTTTTTGGCTAGGCAGGGTGGGTCTGGTCGTGGTTTGTCGGGGGACACGGTTTATTTGGATGAGGCTTTTAACCTCTCCACGGAGACGGTGTCGGATTTGATGCCTACGTTGTCGGCTCGTCGGCGTCCGCAGCTGTGGTACACGTCGTCGGCTGGTATGGAGTCGTCTGAGGTGTTGTCTGCGCTGCGTGAGCGTGTGTTGTCTGCGCCGGAGGATGAGAAGACGTTGGCGTATTTTGAGTGGTCGGCGCAGTTGGACCAGTTTGAGTGGGATTCGGTGGAGGCGGTTCAGCAGTCTAATCCTTCTTTGGGGTATTTCCAGGATTGGGAGTGGATTGAGAATGCTGAGTTGCGGACGATGCGTGAGCATGCGGAGGAGCAGTATAAGCGTGAGCGTTTGGGTGTGTGGGCTGAGAAGGGTGGTGATGCTGTTATTGGCCCGGAGTTGTGGCATGCTGCTGAGGTTGATGCGGGGGATGTTGCTGGTTTGTCTGTGTTGCGTCGTTCGTTGGCGGTTGAGGTGACCAGGGACCGTGATATGGCGGTTATCGCCGGCGCGGCTGAATTGGAGGATGGTCGTGTTTTGGTTGAGATTTTGGACCAGAAGGCGGGTGTGGCGTGGTTGCCGGAGACGTGTAAGTTTCGGTATCAGCGTTCTAAGGCGTGGGCTGGTGTGGTGATGGATTCGTATGGTGGTGCTGCGGCTGTGGCGCCCCATATTATTGCGGCGGGGGTGCCGGTGAAGATGGCGTCGACTCAGGATTTGGCGCGGGGTACGCAGGATTTTTATGACCGTTTGGCGCAGCGTGATGAGTTTGGTGGGGCGGATCCTCAGGTGTTGCATGCGTCTGGTGGTTCTGGGTTTTTGGATGATGCGGCTTTTACTGCGCGGCGTCGTTTGATGGGTTCGTCTAAGACTGCGTGGACGTGGGCTGAGGGGTCTGCGGCTGTGTCGTTGGCGCCTTTGCGTGCGGTGACGTTGGCTGTTGCTGGTTTGGGTATGGAGCCGGTGAAGCGTAAGCGGCGTCGTGTGGCGTAATTTGTGGGTGTGTAAGATTATTGGTGTTTAACAACTATTTTGGATGGTGTGTTGATGGGTTTGCGTGACGTTGAGGTTTCTGCGGAGATTGTGGAGTTTGTGCGTGGCGGGTTTGAGCTTTTGCAGCCGCGTTTGTTGCGGCAGCGGCGTGAGGTGGATGCGGTTGATTCGTGGTTGAAGCCGGAGACTACGCGGGGGTTTAGTGTTCCTCCGAAGGCTTCTCGTGAGCATAGGGCTTTGGCTGATTTGGCGCGTACTCCGTGGCTTGGTCTGGTGGTGACGAATGTTACCCAGGCGATGTTTGTGGATTCTATCGTGTCTGAGGATGGGGATGCGAAGGATTTGTGGCGTTTGTGGATGGATAACGGTATGGCGTCGCATCAGATTGCTAACCATAGGTGCATGGTGTCGTATGGGCAGTCGTTTGGACTGGCGTTGCCGGCTGAGATGAATGGTGTGCCGTCTGCGCGTTTGCGGTGTTTGTCGCCGCGTCGTATGGCGGTGGAGTGGGATGATTCTGCTACTGATCCCTATCCGACGTTGGCGTTGGAGTCGTTGAGTGTGGATTCTGAGTCGGAGAAGTGGCGTTTGTATGACTCTGAGTATGTGTATTGGTTGGCTACGCCGGCTGGTGGTGGTGACCCTGTGGTTCATCGTGTGCAGTGGCATGGTGCGGGGGTTACGCCGGTGGTTCGTTTTGCGAATAATCTTGACCTTGATGGCAATGTGATTGGTGAGGTGACTCCGTTCATTCCCACTGCGGCGCGTATCAATAAGACCAGCTATGACCGGCTTTTGGCGCAGCATTTCAACTCGTGGAAGGTTCGCACCATTGCGGGTATTGACCTGCCGGAGGAGACGGATGACCCGGTGGCTGATGAGGCTGCGGTGGAGCGTCAGAAGTTGAGGCTGTCGCAGGAGGACATCCTCATGTCTGAGGACCCGGACACTAAGTTCGGCACTCTGGACGGCACGAGCCTGGATACGTTTGTTAATTCGTGGCGCTCGGACGTGGAGGCCCTGGCGGCGGTATCGCAGACGCCGGCGCATGCGTTGACTGGCCAGTTGGTGAATTTGAATGCTGAGGCGTTGGCTGCTGCTCGTGCTCCGCTTACTCAGAAGGTGTGGGAGCGGCAAACCTCTGCTTCTGTGTCTTATGCCCGCCTTTTGCGAGTGGCGGCGTCACTGTCCGGGTTGGATGAGTTGGCTGCTGACCCGATGGTTCGTGTGACGTGGCAGGATATGGAGATTCGCTCCATGTCGCAGGCTGTGGATGCGCTTGGTAAGGCTGCGCAGATGTTGGGTATTCCGAAGTCTGGTTTGTGGGGCCGTATTCCTGGTGTTGAGCGCAGTGACGTTCAGGAGTGGGAGCGTTTGGCTGAGGAGGAGAAGGATGCGGATCCTTTGAACTCAGTGCTTCGTGGTCATACGGAGTCCACGGCTGCTGTGGTAGGTGAGTAGTGGCACACACGGTGGAGGGCGCCGAGGCTACGGAGCAGCATCGTTTAGCGCAGGTGGCTTTGACGGCTTATGTGGTGTCGAATGTTCGTGAGGCGTTTACTGCTGAGGTGGATGCTGATGATATTTCCGGCTCGTTTGCGGGTTTTGTGCGGCGGGTTTTGCCGCTGTTGTTGAGGTCTCGGCGTGCGTCGCAGCGTTTGTCGGAGGACTATTTGAGGGCGTTTCGTGAAGCTGAGCTGCAGGCTGTAGTTCATCGCAAAAAGCTACGCCCGCCTGCCGGCGACCCGTTGTCGGTGCCTACGTCTAGGCTGCGTGACGCGCTGGAGACCCCGGCTGATGGTGGTGACCTGTCTGGGGTTCTTCCGCCTGCTGATGAGGTCACACGCCAGCTCTACGTCAATGGCGCGGCAGTAGTGAAGCGTCGTATTAAAGACGGCAAACCCGTTGATGAGGCGTTGCGTGTGGGGGAGACTGTGGTGGCGTCCACGGCGGCGAAGATGGTGGGTGATGGTGGCCGGGCTGTGATTGAGGATGAGGTGACTAATCGGCGTAATGGTGCGATTGGTTATTGTCGTGTGCCTGATGCCGACCCGTGCCCTTTTTGTGCGATGTTGGCAAGCCGTGGTGCTGTGTATCGGTCGGATGCGTTTGAGGAGTCGAATAGTATTTTCGCTGGTGACGGCAGGTTTAAGGTGCATAATGGGTGTGATTGCACGTTGGAGCCGGTTTATGGGCGGCGTGTGACTGACCTGCCGGCTGGGGTGGATAAGTTGGCGAAAGAGTGGGCTGATATTGCCTCCGGTCGAGATGATCCTTTTGCTTATTGGCGTCGCTTTAAGGAGTCCGGAACCTTGCCTGGTGATGAGCGTTCAGGGTCTCTGGGTACTGATGATGTGTATCTGCGTTCTGCGAAGCAGTTGGGTCGTGAGCGTAAACGTGGCGACCTTTTAGGGTCTTCGAAGAAGAAGGTTTCGAAGATGAGTCGTGAGGACAAGTTGGCGTTGATGCGGCAGCAGCAGGAGCGTTTGGAGGGGTTGAAGTCTCAGTTGGCGGGGTTGGAGGCGCGTGGTATGTCTGTGGATGAGCCGGGGCCTGCGCGTTATGTGGCGCAGCGTATTAAGCGTGTGCGTCACTCTATCGTGACGTTGAGTGAGGTTTTGTACTAGAATATTTGTGAGTAACCCACGGTTGGTTACGTCCAACTATTCTTTTAACCCTGGAGGTTATAAGTGGCCGAAGATACGACCAACAATGACGTCACCGAAAAGGACATCCCACAATCCAGTGAGGAACCTGAACGTGACGCGCCCACGCCCCGCGACGTAGCAGAACAAACCGCCCAGGAAGGCGAAACTACTACCCGCGACGAAACCCCCAACGATGACCAGCGTGACGACACGCCAGCAGACGAGGGGGATGCTGGACAATCAGAAGAAGACCACACCCCAGACGGCGATGACACTAGCGACGACACCACCGACGAGGAGGTGGAGCGACTAGAGGAGAAGGCGCGCCGCACAATCCGCAAAAAGAACCGCGAAAACGAAAACCTACGCGGAAGACTCAAAGCAGCGGAAGCACGCGCCGACCGAATGGAAATCGCCATCAACACAGGTCTTCCTGCCGACGCCATCAAATTCCTAACCGGTGATACCCGCGAGGAGATGGAAAAGGCGGCTGAAGAACTGTTGGTAATGCTTGGGTATCAGGGTCGTGTCACCCCGCCTGGTGTTCCACAGGAGCAGGGCGGGAACCCGCGTCGGGGTGGAACCCCAGCGCAAGAAACTGACCTAAACAAAATCGGCGCCCGGATGTACCGGCGCTAAACACTTTCCACAAGAGGGGGAAAATAACTAATGGCTGCACCTAACCACAGTCTCTACACGCCGGAGCAGGCCGCTCGTTCTACTCTGGCCGCTGTCCGCTACCAGTCCACTCTGGCTCGTCGTCTGGCGAAGCCACTTACTGGTGTTCAGCAGGCTGGACGTGGCATGACCGTGAACTTCGCTTCTCCTATCTACATTGACCCGGCCCGCGTCTACACCCGCGATATGCGCCGCTCTGAAACTCGCATTGAGTACTCTGACCTGTACCAGGACAACACCAGCATTGAGCTAACTGACCAGGTTTACAATGCTGTGAAGCTGCCGGATGATTTCTACACCTTCACCCTGGAGAACCTGGAACAGCAGGTTATCGCCCCGATGGCTCAGTCCGTGGCGGACCATATCAACAACGTGGTTGTTGGCACCCTGTCTGGCATTCAGGATGGCCTGTCTGCCGCTGATGGCGCCCCGAAGGGTTCCATCATTGCTGACGACGGTACTGTGTTCCCGGCTAAGGCGTCTGACCGTAATGGCACCCCTGAGGAGGTTGCGGCGAAGGCGCGCCAGGAGTTCCGTGACTCTGGTAAGAAGTTCGGCGCCTTTGGTGCCGGCATTAAGGGCATTACTGCTCAGTCTTTGCAGGCAGCGAATCAGCGTGAAGCTCTGCGTGCTGTACGTGCCGCTTCTCAGGTGTTTGGTCAGCGTGGTATTTCCAACGCGGGCCGCATCCTCGTGGTAGGTGCCGCGTGGGAGGCCGCGTTCCTGGATAACGACCAGCTGCGTAAGGTCAATGAGGCTGGCACTCAGGATGCGCTGCGTCAGGCTACCCTGGGCTACCTGTACGGCTTCGAGGTCATTGTGGATTACTCCATCGACCCGACCGCTGCCTACGCCCTGGATGCTGAGGGCGTTGCGCTGGTTACCCAGACCACCACCATTCCGCGTGGTGCTGCGTTTGCGTCCACCATTTCTCAGGATGGTTTCACACTGCGTTACCTGCAGGACTATGACCCGGATATTCTCACCGACCGTGCTGTTGTGGATACTTTTGCGGGTGCGAAGATTCTCGACCCGCAGCGTGTCCTGAAGCTGACCGGTACTGAGACGATGGCTGAGCTTACTGGTGATGAGGCTCCTGCCTCCACTGGTGACACTGCCGCGTAGTTGATGGAGGGGGGTTGAATTGGACGGCCTGATTACGCTGGAGGAATTGCAGCAGTCGCTGTTTGATTCTTCCCGCTTCGACGTTGGCCTAGCTGAGTGGGCTATCAGCATCGTGTCTGATACTGCTCGGCATGTGGCTGCTAAGCCTGAGTGGACGGCGGAGAATATTCCACCAGCAGCCCAGTCGGTTGTGAAACTTGCTGCGCGGCGTTTGTACACGAACCCGGACCGTATGACGCGGGAGCAGGCGGGGGATTATTCCTTCGGTCTGGACTCGTCGGTGACGAAGGCGGATGTGTTTACTCCGTCTGAGTTGGCGACGTTGAAGGCGTTTGCTCCTAGCGCTCAGACTGGCGGCTTGCGCGTGGTCTCAACACGGCGTGACGATGTCGGCCCTTATTTTGGGGAGCGTGTTCCAGACGGAACCCGTTATGGTTTCCCGTGGTATGGGGGCTGGGCATGAGCATGTTGTTTAACCAGGCTCCGCACACGGTGACTGTGGTGCTGAGGCGTCAGGTGAAGGACCGTCGTGGTGGTTTGGTTCCGGAGGAGATTGGGCGCGTGTTGTGTCGTGGTTTCCTGCAGGAGTCGTCTGCTGCGGATGTTGAGCGTTATGCGGGCACGGGTGTGGCTGTCGCTGACATGAAGCGCTTTATCACTAAGGAGGGGTTTCCGGGGGATTCTAATGCTCTGGTTATTGGCCCTGATGGTGTTGAGTATGAGGTTGTTGGCGCTCCTAAGATGAGCCGTAATTCTCGCATGACGTCGTTTGATGCTGTGATGTTGTCTGCGAAGAGGCAGGTGGAGCGTTGGACGTAAGAGTTTATCGAGGTGCTGGCACTAAGGTGGCGAAGTTGCCTGGTGTGCAGGCTGAGTTGGATAAGGGTGCTCAGAAGGTTCTTTCGCATGCTAAGGCGAATGCTGCGGCGCATTTTAAGACGGGTGCGTATGCCGCGTCGTTGGGTGTGGCTGTGGTGCCTGGCAGGAATGGTGTGAAGGACCGGATGGTGTATTCGTCTGACCCGGCTGCTGTTCCTATTGAGTTTGGCCATGTTGCTGCTAATGGGCGTGTGGTTCCGGGGCAGCGGATTTTGTTGAATGCGTTGTATGGGTCTGGTGTGTGATGCGTTTTCCTAGACCGGATGTTGTTGCGTTGTTAGTGGAGGCGTTGGATTCTGATTCTCATGCGGTGTCGTCGGGTGAGGATGAGTTTTTGGATGCGTCTGCTGGTCCGCGTTCTGTGCTGCAGGTGAGTTCGGCTCCGCATGGTCGGTACTCTCGGTGGAGCTTTAAAGTTAACGTCACAGTGACGACTTTCGCTGGTAGTCCGGTGGGGGCGTATGACGCGCATGTTGAGTTGGTTGACCGCCTGTTAAACCTAAATTATTTGGGGACTACCAATAATTGGTATGTCTCATCGGTATTATGTGAGATGGAGCCGGAAAACATCACTGGCCAATCCGCCCCCTCGTGGGACGGACAAGCATCCACATATGAGTTGTTCATTCGACACAGAGGGGGAGAGTAAATGACTACTCCAAACACTACTAATCGAGATTATATTGACGAGGCGGTATTCCTACCGTCTGAAGGCCACGTATTCTACGCTGAGGTTGGCGCTGAGGCCCCGAAGCTATCCGAGATTAATTCGTGGGTTGATTCTGACCGCCAGGGCCGTATTGGCTCCTGGAAGCCGCTTGGCTATACCTCTATTGAGGACCTGCCGGTTCTTGGTGCTGACTCCGAGGGTGGCGAGCCGCTAGGCGTGTGGGAGAATCCACAGTTCCGCACTACTTCTATTACCACCACGGATACTGTTGCGGTGAAGCCGGTTCAGTGGTCTGAGATTCCGCTGACTCACCGTTTTGGTGCCGGCGCGAAGCTGGATGCCACGACTGGCAAGGTGACTATCCCGGCGACGTATCGTTCTGTTGAGGTTGCTTTGCTGGTGGTCATTATTGACGGTGACCGCCCGCTGGTCATCCACTATTACCGTGGCGCGTCTGCCCCGGATGGTGACCTGGAGCCGGACCGTGAGAACTTCCTGACTCTGCCGGTGAAGTACACCATCCTGAATGCGTCCGGCAAGGATGGCAAGGGCAGTGTTATGGCGGCTCATCTGCAGACTGTCACTAGCGCAGGTTCGCAGTAGCGTTAAACACGCTATAATGGTGGGGTAGCACCTAAGATAGGTGAGACCCCATCATTTTTGTGTAAGGAGACTCCATGACCGACACCGCCAAAGACACCACCCCGGCACTCGCCACCGCAGGCGCGGAATTCGGCGTCGACCACAGCAACCTCAACCTCGCAACATTCCCTGGCTTTAAGCCGCAGAACCGCCTCCTCCCCGCTGACCGCATGAACCTGCAGCTCGACCTCGCAAAAATCGCCGCTGCCCTCCCGGACCGCTTCAAGAATGAGGAGGGCACCACCACTAACATCTCTTTCGACACTCTCACCCCAGAAGACATGGATGCTCTCTCCGGCATGTTCACCCAGATGCAGAACATGGTTCTCTCAGCAGCGACTGACACGGACGCGATGACTAACTGGCTCATTGACCAGCCGGAGCCTATGGAGGGCCTGATGTACGCATTCGGTCAGTACCAGGAGACCCTGGGAAACTAATCGCCCTCCATGAGACGCTAGCGGACTATGGGTCCGCGCTGGTGCCTGATTTTCAGGAGCATTACGGTTTGCGCCTTGTGGAGGTGGTGCGTGAGTGGGAGCCGGCTGAGGTTGTGTTGTTGATTTCTGGCCTGCCGGCTAGGTCGCGTTATGCGCGTCGTCTTTTGGGGGAGAAGGACGGCGACGGTTGGGATGTGCGTGATTGGCTGGCGTTGGATACACGTAATGCGATTGAGGGCTTGCGTGCCACGGTGGTTGCGATGGGGGATAAGAAGAAGCGTAATGAGTTCCGCGAGTGGGAGCATTACCCGGGCAGGGAGTCCGAGAAGAAGCGTCAGACTGCGTCTAAGTTGGGTCGGTTTAGGCTGCTGGCGTCGGAGTTGAAGGATTAGTTAGGGGGGCCTGTGGGCGTAACTGTTGGCATGGCGAATGTTCGCATTTTGCCGGATACTCGTGGTTTTGCGAAGAAGCTGGAGGCTGAGCTTAAGCGTCTTAATGACGTCAGGGTTGAGGTCGGGGTTGACTTTGATGCGGAGGGGCTAGCTCAGAAGGCTAAGTCTGCGGCTGCTGCGGCGTCGAAGTCTGCGCATGTTGATGCTGAGGCTGATTTTGATGCGGATGGGTTGACTCGCAGAGCGCGTGCAGCGGCGAAGATGGCGTCGTTGGCGTCGAAGGTTGAGTTTGAAGCTGATTTTGATGCTAATGGTCTTGTTCGTAAGGCGCGTGATGCGGCGCGTGATGCGGGCAAGAGGGCTATTCATTTTGCGGCGGAGATAGATCCGTCGATTTTGGTGGCTAAGGCGCGTGCGGCTCGTATGGTGGCGCAGCGTTCACTGGGCAACCTGAAGGTTGGTCTGGAGCTTAAAAATGGTGCCGCGTTGAGGTTGGCGGTGCAGGCTGCTGCTATTCAGATGAATATGTTTGGCGCGTCGATTATGACGACGGCGTTAACGGCTTTGCCGGAGTTTATTGGTAAGGCTGGTTTGGCTGCTGTCGCTGTGGGTGGTTTAGCCGGCCCGCTGGTGGCGGTGTCGGCGCAGGCTTTGGCCGCTGCCGGCAGTATGGCTGCGTTGGGCGCCGCGATGGCGCCCTCTGCGATTATGGCCGCTGGCATGGCGGTAGGTGTCCTGAAATCCGCGTTTAGCGGCATGGGGGACGCCATTAATGCGGAGTCTATGGAGGATTTCAATAAGGCGATTGAGGGTATGCCGCCAGCTGCTCAGGAGGCAGCGGGCGCGCTGCGTGGCCTTAAAGACCAAATGAGCGAGCTGGGGGATAGTGTCTCCCAGTCCTTTTGGGAGAACTTCACCAACATTGGGGATTTGTCTGCTGTGCTGGCTCCTCTGCAGGCGTCTATGACGGCCTTGGCGGCTGATATGGGTAAGGCTACCTCTGGGCTGGTTGGGTTCGTGTCGCAGGGTGTGGGTTTGGAAGCAATGACTACCATGCTCGACCATGCTCAGACGGCGGGGTCTAATCTTTCGTATGCGTTTGCTGCTGTGGCTAAGGGACTTGTTGCTGTGGGTGCGGCTGTGGGGCCTGTGTTGGGTGACATGACTGCGAAGATTGAGCAGATGGCGACCGCGTGGTCTGAGCGCATGGTTGCTGGTTTCCAGGATGGTTCCCTACAGCAGTATTTTGCAGACGCTGCGGTAAAGGCTCAGGAGTTCTGGGGCGTGCTGCAGCAGGTTGGTTCCATTGTGGGGGCTGTGTTCTCTGCGATGAATGCTGCTGGTGCTCCGTTTTTGGGGACGATTGGTCAGGCTATTACGGCGACTGAGCAGTGGGTTACCTCCGCACAGGGCATGGAAGCGCTGACCACTTTCTTTACAAACATGACAAATGCCGTGGGAGTGTTGCTGCCGGTTATCGGGCAGCTGGCAACGATTATCGGCACGACCGTGGCGCCGGCTATTGCTGACTTCGTGACTGCCATCGGGCCGGGGCTGCAGGCAGCAATGGATGGTTTAGGCCGTGGTCTGCAGGTTATCGCCCCGTTTGCTTCCGTGGTTGGTTCCGCATTGGGGTCTGTGTTGAGTGCGGTGGCGCCTCTGCTTCCGGTACTGGCACCGTTGATTCCGCTTTTGGGCGGTATGGCTAAGGCCTTCCAAATGGTACAGGGTGTTTTGCCGGTAGTGTCCACTCTGCTTGGTGGCTTATCGTGGCCGATTGTTGCTATTGGTGCCGCAGTGGGAATGCTGGTCGCCGCATTCGCCCAAACCCCCGGGGCGATGGAGCAACTACAAGGGGCGTTCGGGCGGCTTATGGAAGCACTGCAGCCCATCATGGACGTCCTCATGCAGGTGGTACAGCAGATTATTGCTGCGCTGATGCCAGCGTTTCAGGCTCTGATTCCTATCGTGATTCAGATTGTGGATTTTGTGGCTCAGCTTCTGTCGATTATTGCGCCTATCCTGCAGATTATTGGCCAGTTGGCGGCGACGATTATTAGCGCTTTGGTGCCTATCATCATGGCTTTGGTGCCGCTGATTTCCACGGTTATTGAGGTTGCTTCTCAGATTGTGGCGGCGCTGATGCCTATTGTGATGGCCATTCTTAGAGTGGTGGCTGCATTCGCGCAGATGCTGGGCGTGATTCTCGCTTTTGTTGGCCAGGCCCTGGCGGCGATTGTTGGTTTCGTGGCGGGGGTTATTGGCGGCTTCCTACGCATGGTCGGCACTGTTGTTTCCGCGATTGTTAATTTCGTGGGCCAGGTTCTCACCTGGATTGGCAACCTTGTGTCTAGGGGTGTGCAGAAGTTCCAAGAAATGTGGAATAAAACCTCCTCTGCGTTCAGTAATGGTATTAGCAGGGCCGTGAGCTTTGTTTCGCAGATGCCAGGCCGTGTATTGAGTGCTCTGGGCAACGTTGGAAGCTTGCTCGTTAACTCTGGTCGCGCTCTGATTCAGGGTTTCATCAACGGTATTAAGTCGATGGTGGGCGCGGTGGCTGATGCGGCGCGTGGTGTGGTGAAGAAGGCGCGTGATTTCTTCCCGTTCTCGCCGGCTAAGAAGGGTCCGTTTAGTGGACGTGGGTACACGTCGTTTTCTGGTAAGGCCTTGGCGACGGATTTTGCTGGCGGTATTAAGTCTGCAACTCCTTTGGCGGCGCGTGCCACGGAGGGGTTGATGAATGCCGCTTCGGGGAATTTGCGGGGCTATAGGTCTGGTGTGGATTTGGCGTCCGCCGGTAGTGGTGCTGGTGGTACTGGCGTGGATACGTCGGTTCATATTGGCCAGCTTGTAGCGGCGGACATGTCTGCCCCGCTGGAGCAAGTGAAGACGATGCAGCTGAGGGCACAGATTAAGGCAGGTATTGCATAAATGGGCTTAGAG